CAAGAGCGTCAGTTCTCTTCAGACGAACTCCTCGATGCTCCAGTTGCGACAACTCCTCTGCTGGTGGTCTAATCATGATTTCAAAACCACATGCAGCATTTGGCTTTCTTCTCCTGTCGCAGACATTGGGTAGTGGAGAAAGCTATCTGGCAGAAATCAAAGACACTCCTGCTAAGATTCACTTCTGGGTCAAGGGTCGGTTTAAGAATAGGAACATAACGACACAGCAGCCTATGGACGACTTCGTTCCTGGGACTTTCTTAGCTGCAGAGGACTATTTCTCTGGCACCTTCGAGCACACCGCAGTTGGTGAGACAGTTCTATTCTGTACTGGTCCTATGGAAAACCGTGGCTACATGCCTCCAATCAGAAAGTTCTCTTTGGTTGCTGGTGAAAGCATTGTCCTTCCGGTTGGCACCAAGCTCTTCCACTGTGAGGGGCAAATGGTAGTCAATGGGAATGCCATCGAGAATCCTACCCAAGTCCGTAGCGCAAGCAATGAGCTGGCCATTACCGCAACCACAGCTTGCTATGGGTTGATCTTTGAATGAAGTACGCCACCCAACTTAATCTTCCCTGTGACTGGTCTTCCATCCTTAGAGATGGTCCAGTCCTAGGGAAACACGGGAGTGGTATTCACTATCCAATAGAACGGGTCATTCGTCGGTACATCCCACGGAAGCAAATGCAGAAGGTTGTAGATCTTCTTCCGGAATCCTTGCGAGATAAAGTGATTGGCGTGAACTACTCCGAGATCAGAATCTTAGGGCCTCACGTACATCTCAGAGAGCAAGCTGCCATCAACTTCTACCAAGAGACCAATGGCGAGGTTACTTCTTTCTGGGAAGGAGAAGTGGTTCGGGATGATCGTTGGTCTCTCGATAATGGCAATGGCTACTACCATGTCAATCACGACATCCTGACTCCCGTAGAGAAGTACATTGCATCCCCTGGAGAGGTCTGGCTTCTGGATAGCACACAGCCACACTCGGTCACTTATGCAGATGACACAAGAACTGACGGTTATCAATTCCTCCCGAAGAATGATGCTGCCCGTTTCATTGTCCAAGCCTATTTCGACATCCCTTATGCAGAAGTTTTGGCAGCTTTGAAGGAAGCAGGGATGGTCGTACAAGATAAACAACCTCAAGCACAGGAGGCGTATGAGTAATGCCCGTATCATCTCTAAGCATGCCAGCATCTCCGTAGATAGCTCAGGCAACGTAGGTATTGGTACCACTTCTCCGTTAGTCAAGAGCCATATTGCTGGGGATACCTTATCGACAGGCGTTCGATTCTTTAAACAGAACACACCGATAGCTAAGACTGCTGCAGCTACCCTGACACCTGCTGAACTCCTTAATGGTGTAATAACCTACAATGGCACTACGGCCACCTTTACGTTGCCAACGGGTGCTGACATGGACGCAGCGATCCTAGGTGGTAACCTACCAATCGATACAGCCTTTGAGTTCAGCATTGTGGCCTTCTCTACGTCAAACACGGTGACCCTGGTCGCCTCGACAGGGATGACAATACTTGCGGGTGTAAACACCACAGCTTTGGCAACAAGCACCTTCAGAGTCCGAAAGACTGCCGCTAACACATTTACGGTCTACAAGGTTTAACTATCCATGGAACTAGAACATCGCGTAATTAAGCTCGAGTTGCGCGTAGATAACCACCAAGACGAACTGAAGAACCTTCAGGACATCTCAACGGATCTACGGAACTCCCTAGCTGGCATCGAGAAGACCCTCTCCCAAATCAAATGGCTGGCCACAGGTGCAGTCGTGGTCATCCTTGGTCAGACGATGGGATTCGATAAACTACTAAAGGCACTACTTTAATGAACAAAGCTGACGAGAAGGCCCTTGGTGGTCTTCACGGCAAGCTTGCAGAGGTACTGAGTGAAGCTCTGGGTCAAGATTATTTTGATCCAGAGACTGGCTCTAAGATTCCCCCACCTGCAGCCATCCTCAATGTTGCCCGTCAGTTTCTTAAAGACAACAAGATTGAGTCCACGGCTGCTGAGGGGTCACCCCTGCACAGTCTTGCTGACCTACCCATTTTTGATGACGATACTGTCGTCCCTATTCGCAAATCGAATTAGAGGCTCTCAGGGGCTTCTCTCAGGTCACCCTAGGCTTACCCCTAGGTGATCTCTGAGAACGTCCTGTAGCCACCTTAAATCAAGTTTAAATGGCATCCAAACATCCTGTACAAGAAGACTTCCGTAAGTTCACCTACGTTATCTGGCAACACCTGAATCTCCCTGAGCCGACTCCGGTTCAATATGACATCTCCAAATACCTACAGCACGGACCTAGACGATCCGTCATCGAAGCCTTTCGAGGGGTTGGTAAGTCTTGGCTCACCTCAGCGTTCGTCTGCTGGTTACTCCTCAACAATCCCCAGCTCAAGATCCTAGTCGTTTCGGCATCTAAAGAACGAGCTGATGCCTTCTCGACATTTGTTAAGAGGTTGATCAATGAAATTCCTATGCTGCAACACCTTAAGCCTCAAGATGGCCAAAGGGATTCAGTCATTGCGTTCGACGTTGGCCCAGCTACTCCTGACCATTCACCTTCGGTCAAGTCAGTGGGTATCACGGGTCAAATCACGGGTTCTCGCGCTGATGTCCTCATTGCGGATGACGTAGAAGTACCCAACAACTCGGCTACCCAGATGATGCGAGACAAGCTCTCAGAGGCTGTCAAAGAGTTTGACGCTATCCTGAAGCCTGGTGGACGTATCATCTACCTAGGCACCCCACAGACCGAGATGTCTCTCTACAACCAGCTCCCTGAGCGTGGTTATGAATGTCGCATTTGGCCTGCTCTGTACCCAGAGATATCCCAAGTGTTGAAGTATCAAGGCAAGCTGGCACCTATGGTGACCCAAGCCTTGGAGAGAGACCCCCTGAATGCAGGGATGCCCACAGATCCTCGTCGTTTCGGTGAGGAAGACCTGATGGAGCGTAGGGCATCCTATGGCAAGGCAGGCTTTGCCCTCCAATTCCAGCTCGACACCTCCCTCAGTGATGGCGATAGGTACCCTCTGAAGGTCACAGACCTCATTGTGCAGAACCTTGGTCCCACCATGGGACATCTCAAGCTGGCGTGGGCTGCAGCACCTGAACTCTGCATCAATGACCTCCCCAATGTGGCTCTCACAGGGGACAGGTACTACCGGCCTATGTGGCACTCCCCAGATATGTCGGAATACACAGGTGCAGTCATGTCGATTGACCCCTCAGGACGCGGTAAGGATGAGACAGGGTATGCTGTGGTGAAATCTCTGGCAGGTAATCTCTTCCTGACAGCAGCTGGGGGTATCTCCGGAGGTTACGAAGAGTCTACCCTGGAGCAACTGGCGAGGATCGCTAAGATTCACAACGTGAAGTACATCATCATCGAGGCTAACTTCGGTGATGGTATGTTCACGCAGCTCATCAAGCCAGTCCTAGGGAGGATCTACCCGTGTACCGTGGAGGAGGTGAAACACTCCACCCAGAAGGAAGCACGTATCATCGACACCCTAGAGCCTGTCATGTCGTCTCATCGCCTGATCGTGGATCAGAAGGTCATCGACAAGGACTTTGAGACAGCCAAGGATGTCAAATACTCCCTGTTCTATCAGATGACCCGTATCACCCGTGACCGTGGTGCCATCACCCATGACGATAGACTGGATGCCCTAGCAATAGCCGTGGCCTACTGGACTGAGTCCATGGGACGGGACAACAACAAGGCAGCTAAGGAGATCCAGAGTGCAGCCATGGAGAAAGAACTGAAGAACTTCTCATCGAGTGTCTTCGGGATGAAACCTGCAGCTACCACTTGGATGACCAGAGCGTAACTTATAACTAAGGAATATTATGTGTACAGGTAATTCCCCAGCTGCAGGACTCAGTCTTCCAGGCACGACTGCAGCAACTCCAGGTGAGACAGTAGCGCCAGACTCTCCACAACCAATGACCCCTAACCCAGCACCCACTGCTGACCCACGGAACTTCTCATCCAAGTACAACACAGTCCTGAATCCCATGGAAGAAGCTAAGT